AACTTTATCTCTATCAGAAGTAAAGCAGCATGTTACAGTTTCTTTATTTCTTGCTGTGTAGTAGCAAATCTCACCGCTTTCATAATACTCAGGATTTATTTCTATATCACCAGCAATTACATCACGCTTAAATCTTTCTAACCGCTCAATACCGCTTTTACTTAGTTGGTATGTTTGGCTCATGCTCTGCGCTCCTTAAACTTTAAACCTTGCTTAGCTGTTTTTATTCCCGCTTCTTTTTTGGCTACATCAATAGCGTTTGTTAAATCGTCCTGTGCAACGCTGTAAGGCGTTAAATACTTCTCAAGGTGAGGTAGGGTTGCAAAAGTCTTTTTATTGCTTAAATAGGCGTTACCGGAATCCTCAGCCACCTTTTTATGCTGCACTTCAAAGTAACCGTTGTGAAATTCTAAAATAATCGTGTCAGTTAAATTCATTTTGATAACTCCTCAAGCAAAGCGTCAGCACATTCAACAGCGCTTCTTGCCGCTTCTTTTGCACTAAATCCATAACCACCAGATGAACCGTGATGATTAACCCAAGATGCCATTGTGTGCATGGCGAACATTTCACGCTTTGTTAGGCCGTTAAAGTTATTATGCCCATAATGCTCACTTGTTGATAGGCACTCAGTTTCGTTTATCGCTATTGGTTGAGGGTTGGCTGGTAAATCTGCGTTTTTCATTTCGTTAATCTCCATTAATTAAGTTGTGTTAAATATAAAGCCTTATTTTTAGTATTGCAAGTTTATTTTTAGGTTTTAATCTTGATAATCTAAATGGTATCCGTTTTTATTGTATTCACTCTGCATTGTGTCGCGGTATTCGTTGTGCTGCTTGGTAGTGAATAAGCGGGTTACTGGTAATAATTCCATGTACCCGCACTGCTGCTCGTATGGCCAATCAAAAAAACCAAGCTTATTAAGTGTCCAGGATATTTTATGGCCGTACTCAACGCTTTCTAACAGTATTGGCAAACCAAACATGCGCTTACACTGACACTCGATAGTCTTTACACTCTCACCGTCTTTGTCTGCTATCTGCTTATACCAAACATGCATTTGTGCGTTAGCTGATAGAGTGCGCTTTTCAGACCATGGCTCAATGGTGATTTTTAGCGCTCCGCTATGTTTAAATAACTCTTGCATTAGCTGGATTACAACTTGCGTATTAGTCCCTATAAATTTTATTGATTTAATTAGGCTCATTAGTATTTACTCTTTGATATGGCTTCCATAATTTCAAGCGCTGGCATTTCATCAATGACGCCTTTAGAGTGCATCCGACTAACCATGCTTAACCATAAATCACGCTGCATACCAAATTCATCTGTAAATCTATTTCGCCAGTGTGTGACGTTAAGCGGGTTATTACTATGAACATCATGCAGAGCGAACGGCACAGGCAAAATAAAATAATGTCCGATATGTATTTTATTATGTTTGTAAGTCCTGCCGGCTACATGGTGACATTGTAAAGGTGAGCGGCTCCATTCTGCACCGTACAAATAACCAACCCCATAATCGTTATGAAAGTCCATTACAGATTTAATAAACTCTTTTTCTTTAGTGTTAGGTAAAATACTCATTGCTTTGCCTTTGTAGTGATTTTTTAATTTACCAGTCAAGTTGAATACCATTTATTCCTTTTGGTAAAGGCTTTGTGTTTGTTACTCCGCTACTAACCTTTGCGCCTGTAGCTCGATTAGCTGGCGGTATTTTAGCTTTTTTATCGCCCTTCTCTGGTCTCCAAGATTCAGCGCCTATCTTTTTTAGTTCGTCCAACAAATAAAGATTGCCAGCGCGTAAACCTGCGTTTTGCTTTTTGTAAGAAAGCGGCTCATCGCCATAAGATTTTTGATATGCCTCCTTAGCTTTCCCTCTGTGATAATCATATCCACCTAGCCACTCTTTGCAGTGAGCTATAAACATTTCTTGCGATTTATCCGAAGTTTCCACCGTAGCCCCCTTGATGCTCTTGCTGTGGTTGTGAATCCTGACTGTATTCATAGCTGTTAAAGTCATCGATAAACATAAACGACCCAATCCATTTGAGATCAACTCGACCAATTGCGCCATGCCTGTTTTTCTCGAAATTCACTTCCATTATTCCTTTATATTGCGTTTCCTTGTTGTAAACTTCATCACGGTACAGTGTGGCTATAACGTCCGCCTCCTTTTCAAATGCTGAGGCGTCAGCAATATCACCCATTTTTGGACGCTTATCCTCTCTCTGCTCGCACTGCCTGTTAACTTGAGCTAAAGCTATCACCGGTATATTTAAAGACCTTGCAAGCTCTTTTAGGCGCATTGCTATATCACTCATTGCTTCAAATCTGTTTTTACGCTTATCTTCATGCTGTATTCTTTGAGCGTAATCAATGTATAGAATTTCAACGTTGTGCTTGTAAACCCAATTTCTAGCTATTTTTTCAATGTCTAGCATTGTTGGTGATGGTTTATCGTAAAGACGTCCGCCCATCTCTTGGAATTTCATTACAGCCTGGTCAAGTTGGTTTTGCTTTTCCTCTGGAACTTCTCCACGCCTAAAATCTTGATGATTAACCTTGCCGCTAATACAAACAGATCTAACACCTATTTGCTCAGCACCTTGCTCACCGCTGATAATTCCAACCTTGCCACCGCAGCGTAAAAATGAATTTACCATAAATGCCGTCTTGCCTTGAGCTGGTCGAGCAGGGATTATTATTAAATCAGAAGGGTGCCAACCGCCTAATAGCTCGTCTATTTTTTCGTAGCCTGTTTTAATCGCGCCAGTGTCTCCGCTGTAAGCTCTGTCCATAGCATCTAAAATCATACCTGTTACTTCTTCAAAGCTATGATCGTACTTTGCATCGCTTTTATCGATATTCATTAACCGAGAAACAGCTTCACCTATTGATTCCGTGTTTCCTTGGTTTAAGCATTCAATTAGATCACTTGTTATTTTGAACGCTTTGTTTGTTAAGCTCTGTTTTTTAATTCGCTTAACATAAGAGTCAAAAAATCCAGCACTTACCTTTGCACCTCTGAATTGATAATCAAGCAAGTTGTCTTGGCTAGTACCTGTTTCAACCCTAAACATTTCACGCACAGAAAAAGCGTTTAGCATTTCATCTTTTTTTGCGGCGCACCTTTGAATGCACTTGAAATACGTTTTATGTTCAACGCTGTTAAAGTCATCAGGTGTTAAACTACAATCATCCAACATTGACGGCTCAGATAATATAGCCCCAATAACTAACGCCTCTTGTTCTAAAATATCTTCAATCATCTTTATTCTCCAAATGCCCTAGGGCGCTCAACTGGTTTTTGTTTTGGTTTCTCTGTAGCGCCTTGAGACTTTGCTTTAAGCTCTGGATATTTCTCTCTAAGCTTGCTAACGCTTAAAATATTAGTTCTCCAAAAGTTATCAGAATTAGCCCACTGAAAAACATTCCAAACATCAATCAAAAGAAACTTATCAGATTCAACCATCAACCTAGCAGTGTTAGCCCATGACTCAATGTTAGGCTCTTTCATCTGCGGTGTAACTTCTTTTACCTTGGCGTAAACGGCCTTGGCAAAATTCATTTGATCATCATTGAATTTGTATTTGCTAGGTTTTGGCTTTGCCGAAACAGAAGGTTTATTTTCATTCTCTTCATTCTTATCATTATTGTTTGTGGTTACTTGTTGGTTACTTGTTGGTTGGCTGTTGGTTACTTGTTGGTTATCTTGCTGGTACTTTTCCCAGTTAACTATTGAAAATACAGAGAATTTTGTTGTTGGCTTGATGGTTAAAATATTTAACTTTTCAAGTTTATTAATGGCTGTTCTTACGTTCTGCTGCGTGAGTCCAGTATCTCTAGATATTGCTATTCTACCAGTTGCCCACTGCCCAGCCTTTAGCGGCACGATAGTATCACCAATAAGCTGCTCTCCATCCGTATGCCTAGCGCTAAGCAGTAGGTATACAAACACCCTGAACAACTTATCGTTTTGAAATATAGGATTTCTTAATATCTGCCTGTGCAGCTTTACCCATCCATATGACATGTTATAATCACCTCGTTGATATTAATTGCCAGCCTGAATCGCTGGCTTTTATTTTCCAATAACCGTCATTGCCTGAACGAAGTTGCAAGCTCTCCTTGCTGACTCAAGGGTAGCAAAGGTTCTTGTCTTCTCCCTCTGGCTACACATAGCCATTTCACTTGAATTTCCATCAAACTTAAAACAAAAAGCTAAAGCCCACTTATCTTCAAATCTTAAGCAATATGCATCATATTTAGACCCAGCTGGTAGCGACTTCATATAATCTTCTATTTGAGAAGCGGTCATTCTAGGCATTGTTAAAAAACTCATTTTAAACCCCTTTATCTATTTAAGTGCAATCATTTTATATATAAATGCAATCATAGTCAAACTTTATTCAAATTAAAATAAAACCGCAATTAAGCGGATTTGTTTTTCCAAGTTACGTGTATTTGCTTTTTCATGGTTACTGTAATTAAAAGGCCATAACTACCCTCATGTGTGTAAGTTGGTATTTTGTTCTTTTTACGTATAGCTGTAAAAGTACGAATTGCGCATCTTATATCCTCCCAATCGAATGGGCTTATTTCGTTTGTGTTTCCGTTTAGTACTGTATTCATTTTAAACTCCTTATTAATTGAGCGTTAAATGTAAGATATAAAATTTTATGTGTCAAATATAATATTTATGCTTGACTGTAAAATATTATGCGTGTATCTTTTGTGTATCGAAACTAAAAAGAGGTTCAAAATGGATAAGTTAATAAAAAAAGCAATGGTTGATAGCGGCACAAAAAATGCCACTGAGCTATCAAAGTTAAGCGGTGTTAGCTACCAGTCGGTTAACAATGCGTTGCATGGTAAAGATGTAAAACTGGTTAGTATTCATAAGATGTTTGATGCTATGGGTTTTAAACTTAAGTATGTAGCAAAATAAAAATTAATTGATGGAGATTAAGATGAGTAAAGTAAATTTAAACTATATGTACGGTGTCATGTGTGAATCAGATGAAGGTCTTGATGCTTTTGGTAATCCAATTGGTAAGCCTATTTTAATGGAGTGCGCTGGAGATCAACTTAATCAAAGTAAGGCAATAGCAAGAGCGCAAAAACTTAAAGCCAGCGGTAAATGGGGTGATGTCAAAGTTGTTAGACTTGAAGTTTGTGAATACAGCTTAGATTAAGGAGATTAAGATGAGTAATGATAATTTATCGATTTGGAAGCAGGTAGAAAAAACAGACCTTACCCACACTAAAAAAGTAAATCAGCGTGGCGGGTATACGGCGGTTAGTCCTCAATACCAACTAAAAGAAGCTACAAAGGTTTTTGGCTCTTATGGTAGAGGTTTTGGTTTGAGCGAGTCTGATTTTGATATGGCTTTGTTTGAACCGCTTGGCGTTGTAGTGCATAAAGCTAAATTCTTTTATGTGGTAGATGGTGAGCGCTCAGAGTTTCCTATCTCTAATGCAATACAAGCCACAACCGGTAATGGTGACAAAAAGCGCGTTGATGTTGATTTTGCCAAAAAGGTAGAGACAAACACGGTCAGTAAAGCACTGTCTAAGCTTGGATTTAATGCTGATATTTTCATGGGGATGTTTGAAGATAACCAGTACATGCAAGAGCTAAGCAATGAAATGGCTATGAAAAAAGCTGATGACAAAGACGCAGAGCAAGCAAAACAAGCTAGAGAGTACGATGATTGGAAATTAAAAGAGCTTGAAAGCTACCAGCACCTAAAATCATTAAACGCTCTTAAAAACGCTTATACGGCTCATGTGCGCAAGTGCCAACGAGTTAATGATGAGCAAGGTGTTAAGCAGTTTACAAAAGCTAAAGACGCAAGAAAGCAGGAGTTAGAAGCTAATGACTAAGCTATATGAGTTAACCGGTAATATGAAAGAGCTTGAGACTCTTGATTTGGACTCTGAAACAATGAGCGACACGCTTGAGGCTATCCAAGGTGAGTTTAACGATAAAGCCATTGCAATACTGTCATTTACTGAAAACATGAACGGCGACATTGATGCAATATCAAACGAAATTAAACGCCTTCAAGGTAGGAAAGCAGTATTAGAGAATCGGAAAAAGCGCTTGCGTGAATACCTGCTTCATAATATGGAAGCCTCTGGCATTAATAAAATTGAGTGCCCGTACTTCACGGCATCATTGCGAAAAGGTTCCGAGTCTGTAGATATTGATGACCTAGAATCTATACCTGATGAATATGTAAAAGTAGAAGTGAAAGAAACACCAGACAAAACCGCTATTAATCGTGATTTAAAGGCTGGTATTGAAATTAACGGCGTATCGCTTAAGCGCGGCGCAACAACAATAGTAATTAAATAGGAAATATTATGGCTCATACAATTGTAGGTAAATTAAATCAAGCTGCAACGCAATTCCAGGCAGGTGATGGTACTGGTTTTGGCGTTCGAATTGGTGTTCAGTATTACGATCGCGAAACAAAGCAAAAAGAGTGGACTAACTACGAGGCTGTTATTTTCGCAAATCAAGCGGCTCAAATACAGTTTTATCAATCCGCTTTAGTCGAAGGTTCAGTTGTTGAGATTTCTGGTGAGTCAATTAAGATTAAAACATTTGATGGCCAAAACGGCCAAAAGATAACGTTAGAGTTAATAAATGCAAGGCTGGGCTATGTTCACAATGGTCAAAACCAAAACAACCAGTCACAAGGCGGTTACGCACCACAACAGCAAGCGCCACAACAGCAATACCAGCAAGCGCCGCAGCAAAGTTATCAGCAGCAAAATGCACCACAGCAACAAGGTAATTATCAACAGCAAAGCGGATTTAATCCAAATCAAGACCAAAACAACCCGCCATTTTAACAAAAAAGCGCCATTAATTTGGCGCTAATTTTATAGGTGATTTATGAGTGACTATAAATTTATACTACCAATATACGGAATAGCAAAACCAAAGAAAGGAGCGTTAACTCAATCACTAAACGTTAACTGGTATCGTAACGCATACCACCGCTCAAGTAATGACGCTAAAAAGAAGTTCAAGGCGCATGTAAGGCCTCAGATTGAGCAGTTCGACCCGATAGAGAATAAGGTAAAGATTAAGTATGTATTTTATGCTAAGTCTAATAACTCGCCTGATTTAGATAACTTTGTTGGAACTGTTAAGAAGTTTTTCCAAGATGCAATTGTTGAGTGCGGATTATTGCCAGATGATAACGTCAATTACATTGT